CGGTGTTATAGATTCATTCTTAGAATGCATATTGATGAACCAGTTAGCTTGTTTCTTATCTAGGGTAGTAGCATTCTTACGTGCTTTAAATTTACGGGCTTTAGCTATAGTAGCCGGTCCGCCATATGTTCTAGTTATCTTAGCTTTGAAAGTACCGGGTGCTCCTTCGTAGATACCTGTATTGAATACTTCAGGGTTTTGTCTACCGTAAACTCTCATGATCATCCCTGCTACTGCATTAGCTTCATTCTCGACATCTGAACCTGTTTTACCGTCTTCGTAACTAATGCCTGTAAGCTGGTTTTGCTTACAGTGTACAAGTTCATGAGCAAGGGTTCGCATTACATCTACAGGGTTTCTGTTAAAGATAGATAACTCTATTGAGTTTGTAGCGGGATTGTATCCTCCAAAGCTCTGATTGTTTGATGTAAACTCTGGTGATGCTATGAAATTCACTTCGGGTGCATCTTCTATTTCTAGCATATCTAAGCACCAATTTAAAAACTTGGTTAGTGCTTCTACGACAAGGCTAGGTACGCTACTATGTTCTATATCTTCTTTCAATGGCTTTTCCTGTACGGTTGCTGATAAGTCTTTAAACATATCATCTGCTAGACCTTTCTGTACAGCTGCATCAGGTAAAGCTCCTTTAAATTTCTCAAGATCACCTGCTCTTAACTGATCTCTCACGTAGCTAGCAGATACTCTTCCGAACTTCTCTTCAACAGGTACCGCTATTACTCTATCGCCAAACTTCTTTTTTAATGAGCTAAAGTAGCCTTGATCGTCTACCTCTGATTTACCTCCCGCAATATAAAATGTTTCATCGGGATGCGCTTCGATATAGTCGATAGCATCTTTTATAGGAGATCCTGATTGAGCGATCTCGACGGTAGTGTTCGGTAAAGGACCTGCTTCGAGATATTTCTTCCAGATATCTAAGCTTTGCTGTGCAGTTATGCCTTGTCTCTCTTTAGGTGAGATTATGATCTTCAATGCTGTGATTTGACCTACTCTACCGCTTAGGTCCTTAGCTACTTCATAGTGTCCTTTATGTGGGGGCTTGAATGCACCCGGGTAAATACAGATGCCGGGCTTCAATGTGTTTTCGTCTGCTTCTATCTCTTTAACGATTGATTGTCCGATAGATTTACCTACAGACATAAAGTATTCTAACATGCTATTAACAGTATCTAGAGCTTGCTGTTTGCCAGCTCCTTTTGCTGTACCTACTTCACCGCTTTTAATTGATACCATAGAATTAAATATGCCTTTTATCCTGTTTCTTGATCTCGGATTCTTACAATTCGCTTTAATATCTGCTAGCAAATCATTAAAAGAACCGTCTATATTGAATCCGTCATACAATCTCTTAGCTACATTCCAGTCTGAGGTCTTCCATACTTCTTGTCTACTCGTTTCTTTGAAGTCAGGTGATAGGGTTACGATACGGAGAGTTAGTCCTGCACTAGATAGGTTGAATTCATACTCTTGACCCTCTTGTAATTCAGGTACATCTGTTATTCCGAGCTGTTTAAACACTTCTGAAGGATCTTTCTCAAGTAAGATTACTTTAGTCAACCCTAGAATAAGACCTTGTATCTCTGCAGGATAGTCTAAGAATGATTTCTTGAAGTTAGACTCCGTTTCTGAAGTGGATATCATGTTATCTATCTGTATAAACTCACCTGGCATACCTTCGATAGGATAGAGTATAGTTACTAACTCTCCTGAGCTTAGTGATTTTTTTCCTTTATACTTCGAGCTCTTAAAAGGTACTATTAGGTTATCAGGAAATTCAGCAAAAAATGCTGCTAAATCCTGTTTGATCTTCTTTTTATCATCTCCTTCGAGAGTTACAATAAGATCGATATCTCCAAAATCTGCTTTGTTAGATGCATTGTAAGATCCAGAGATTTTAGCACTCTTAAATCCAGGAAACTTACTTAAGACTTTCTTAATATAAGAGTCTTTTGTAGCTTCTACAGCTTCTCTAGGGATTCTATTTCCGCCTGCTGATCCTGACATTATGCTTCTTTTTTATATTGAGTTAGCGCAGAGTCGTCGGGTAAGAATTTACCTTTCAATCCAAGTCTATCTTGATTTTTAATCCAGTAATCCTGTAGATCTGTTGGGATATCCGCTCTTGTAGAATCTAAGATTTTGAGATAGATATCTACAACGCTATTAAAGTCTTGCTTGCTTAGATTGGTCTTCATATACTCCATCACCTTATTGTAATCCTCGAGTATATCTTGAGATATATTAGTTCCGTAGAGTTTATTTAGTAAGGCTAGAGCTTCTTTTGGAGTCGTAGCTTCTATCTCTCTTGTATCTTTGTTGATAACCCCTTGACCGTGCCTAAAGGTATAGCCTTTATTGCCGAATAGGGCTACAAGTAGCTGTGTTCTATGTAAGCCTTTGACGTTGCCTTGGTAGGTAGCGGAGTAGTAGCTAAATTTTAACCAGTCTAAGTTACCGATATTAATATCAGTCTGTACTGTTTTTCCTAATTCTTCGCCATCGCTACTATACTGTCCAGTCTCGCAGAAGATAGATCCTGCTGCTGATTGCTTTAGATCTACTTTTATGATATCTGAGCTGTCGTTTATCTTATTTCCTATCAGTTCAATCATAGCTCTCAGCTGGCTCTGTTGAGGCGTAGCAGTTCTTGCACGTTTTTGAATAGCAGCTACTCTTTCTTCGAACTCTCCTTGATCGACTCCCCACCCTTTAAAGTCGGGAGTGGTACCGTCTGGGAAGATGTACTTAACATCATACCCTAGATCGATATCTCCAGACACGGGCTTTTTTCCTACTGAGCCTAGAGTCTGAAATGACTTGAAAGTCTTAGCTTTTGCAGGAAAAATTCTACCTAATTCTGTAGAGAATACCTCTAGAGTAGGGTCAATATCTTCTTTGTTGATAGGTGCGGTGGTACCGAATACGTTACCGCCTTCTTTGAGAAGGTTTTTAAGTAGTGTAGTTAATTTAATCATACACTAATAAATAGCTACTTTTCCTCAGTTAGAAGCATGGGTTCAGATACTATAGATTTAGGGAGTCTATTACTAAGTTCTACCATGTAATCTGTAGCTACCTGAATTTTTTCGTTCATATTCTTGATCTCGTCTTCGTTTCGGTGTAATCTATAGATAAACATCATATAATCTACATGAACTCTTGGATCGAAGCTAACAAAATCACACCATTTTGCACCTGTTACATTCATGTGAGAGATGCATTGATAGTAATAATTTGGAGATGTCTTCTTGAAATCAGCATCAGATTTAATAAGACCGTGCTTAAAATGATTTACAGAATTGTAGGGGCATTTGATTTCGACTGTTCCGTCCGGATCTACAATAGAATCTGGCGATCCTCCATAGTGATCTGTAACTGATATAAACGAGCAAATGCTAGCTACATTACCTGTGCTAGCTTGATAGATCTTTCGGGCTGTTTCTTCTAAATCTGTACCCCAATCTAATGAGTTTCCTACTGCTGATTCTTTAAAGCCTCCCAGCTTCTCTGATACTTTTTCGAGTAGGTAAGTCTTAGCAGTTTCGCTAAGTGCTTCTGTTTTCGATTTACCTTCGCCCATAATCTTGTAGATTTCTGAGCTAGTAATTCTTCCTTTGCGGATATTAAACCACTCCGGACTACGCTGTTCAATTAGTTCCATAATTCAAGGTTTCGGTAAAGCAACTCCCCGTACGATATTGGATCGACTTGGTGAAGCAGTTGGGTGATAGATTCGAAACCAATATCTGATGGATCTTTACCTTCTAACTCCACCAGGTACACTTCTTTTCCTAGATCTAGAAACTGTTTAGTATGTTTTAACGCAGCTACTAGAGCATCATTATCTAGAGCTATATAGATTGTCTTAACATCTGATTCTACGAGTTTCATCATAAGAGCGGTCGAAATAGTCTTTCCGAATAACGGTATAGCGTTTCTTCGAAGTGCTATAGCATCAAAGATTCCTTCGCATAGTATCACAGGGCACTTCCAGTTAATGTAGTATTCTAGACCTATGATCTCGTTCTTATTACACCTAGGTGCATTGTATTTTCTAGCTGGATCTTTCTCAAAAGACCTGCTAATAAAGTAATTTAATTTACCGTCTTTGTCGTAGGATTGTACGATTAAAGAGTTGGCGTACTTGCCTGTTTCACAGTACCCTATGCCGTATTTGAGCATATCTACTTCTGTTATTCCTCTTTGCTTGGCATAAGCTAAAGCCTGTTTATAGGCAATACTCTTGCTGGGTGTTAATAAAGATTTGAACTCTTTAGGAAGCGTTACAATAACCTTTTCTACATCCGTTTCACCTTCTTTCGGTATGTATTTTACAAAGGGTTTTAACTCTAAAACTTTCTCTTTTGATGCACCAACTTTCTTAAATAATGATACTAGCGATCTACCTTTTGTACCGCATACCCAACAATTCCAAGGCGTCTTTCCTTCACTATCTACTGCTAGATTTACTTCTAGCTTAGGTTTATGATGATGACAGAAAGGGCAGCTAAAAGCGTAGTTAGTCCTTGCAGTAACCTTGCCTTTACCTAGAACAGTTTCGACTATACCAAGTAGTACTTGTACGTTATTCATATTGAATAATAAGGTTTCTTTTGCAGATTAGCAACTGTCTCGTATTATTTCTTTTTGGGCTCGTCAATCCAGCTCTGAGGTATTTTTTTATCTGCATAAGGTATGCCTAGCTTTTCACACCACATCCCGTAAGTAGTCTTAGATGATTTAGATATACGTGTATTTGAGTTACTAAACACGATTCTGATGTCGATTTCAGGGTGCTGCTCTTTAATAAATTGATGCTTCTTTCTATCTGCTAAAACGAATCTACCTTTAGTCTCTACAATGATACCGTTGGGTAGTTTAAAGTC